TAGGGATTAACGAATGGTTTGTAGAGTCGGCTGCTAGACCACATATCACTATTAAAGACGTTGAGATACCCTTTTTAAACACTTCAACTTATGTTGCGGGTAGATTTACTTGGGGAACAATTAATGTCAAATTTAGAGACCCAATTGGACCTTCAGCATCACAAGCACTTATGGAATGGGTGCGTTTATGTGCGGAGTCTGTTACAGGACGTATGGGATATGCTGCGGGGTATAAGAAAAACATTGACCTTGAGATGTTAGACCCAACAGGTGTTGTTGTTGAAAAATGGATATTAGAAGGAACTTTCTTATCTGATGTTAACTTTGATACTTTAGCTTATAGTTCAGACGCATTGGCAACAATTTCTGCGACACTTCGTATGGATAGATGTGTATTAGTTTACTAATCAATTAAAATAAAATATATTACACCCTACATTTAATTATGTGGGGTTTTTTATTTATATAAAAAAAACATATCCTATTATTTATAATAAAAACAAAATTATATGGAACAAAATTTAATAGACGCTGCAACTGAAAATTTCAGCTTACCACACGATGTGGTTCAATTACCAACCGGAGGGATTTTTTATAAATCAAAAAAGAAAGCTGTTAAGATTGGTTATTTAACGGCAAATGATGAAAATTATTTAATCGGTTCTGGTCGTAATAGTGAAAATATTATATTAAAACTATTGAGAAATAAAATGTATGAACACGATTTACGTCCTGAAGAACTATTAGACGGTGATGTTGAGGCGATTTTAATTTTTTTAAGAAACTCTTCTTTTGGTTCGGAATATAGTGTTAATTTAATTGACCCGGGAACTGATAAACCATTTATTGGTTCGGTTATTTTAGATGAATTAAACATTAGAAAAACTGAAGTTAAACCTGATGAAGATGGGACGTTTACAACTAAATTACCAAGAACAGGTGTTACAGTAAAATTAAGACCAACAACTTTTTATGATACTATTGAATTAGATAAAATGGTGGAACAATATCCCGTTGGTAGACAAGCCCCTAAAATTACTTGGAAACTGTTAAAACATATTGTTGAAGTTGATGGTAGTTCAGATAAATCAAAAATTGCGTTATTTGTTGATTCACTACCAATTATGGATTCTAAATACATAAGAAGTTTTTTAAGAGAAAATGAACCGTCATTGGACTTAAAAAGAAGTGTAATCGCCCCTTCAGGAGAATTGGTATCTTTCGAGATAACCTTTGGGGTGGACTTTTTTCGACCTTTCTTCTAATCATAGACAATTATTAATTGAGGAATATTTGTACTTAGCTCAAACAATATACGTATCATATTCGGATTTCCACACAATGCCGACATATGTTAGAAAATATTTAATAAATCGAGTAATCGAGAATAACACACCAAACTAGTGATTTAAAAACTATGTTTGGTGTATTTATTTAGAAACACATTTAATTATGGTAGATAAAGCACCGGAGGGTACTTCAACAGGAGGGATAAAAGGACTAGGGGACGCCCTTGGGTCTAATTTTGACCCAATCGCAATAGCAAAAGTAGTGTTGACACTTGATAATGCGGCAAGTGAAATGCTTAAGAAATTTGGTCAAGGTCAGGCTATGTCGGATTTATTACGTGGTAGTATGGCGGAGGCTGTTACTTCAGTAAGAAAATTAGGTGGTGATATTGCAGATGTTCTTGCGACACAAAAAGATGCGTCCGAAACTTTAGGTAGAAACGTTGTTTTATCAGAAAAAACAACTAAAGATTTATACGCAACAATGAAAGTTACCGGACAATCTGTTAAAGATATTGTTGCAGGTATGGCGGACGCGGGTATTGGTGCGGGAAGGGCAACAAGTGAAATGTTAAAAGTTGTTAATGTTGCTCGAGAATCAGGGGTTAATGCTCAGGCGGTGTCAGGTGCAGTTATTAAAAATATGGAGGCTCTTAATAAATTTAATTTTGCTGGTGGTGTTGAAGGTTTGGCAAAAATGGCAGCACAATCAACAGCGTTAAGAGTTGATATGGGTAAAACATTAGAGTTGGCTGACAGATTATTTGACCCTGAAAAAGCGATTGATTTAGCCGCATCAATGCAACGATTAGGTGTTTCACAAAGTTCATTATTAGACCCATTAAAATTAATGGATTTAGCTCAAAATGACCCTGCTGAATTACAAAATCAAATTGCACAAATGAGTAAACAATTTGTTCAATTGGGTAAAGATGGACATTTTGAAATTATGCCGGGAGCGAAACGACAATTGAGAGAGATTTCAAGTGCTATGGGGATATCATATAATGACATTACTAAAATGGCGTTAGGTAGTGCCGACTTAGATAAGAAAATGAAGGAAATATCCTTTCCAAGCGCGACTGAGGACCAAAAGAAAATGATTGCCAATATGGCAGAAATGGGTGCCGGTGGAACTTATGAAATTAAAACAGCCGCGGGAGAAACTAAAGATGTTAGTAAATTAACAGGTCCTGAAATAGAAGCTCTTGAAAAAATGGCAAATACCGCTCCTCCAACAATGGAAGAGTTAGCCAAACAACAATTAACCGCAACACAATCTATTACGGCAGCGATAAATAGTTTGGCGGATAGAACGGGTTTAGGTGCTGCTCGTAGTGAAACTGCAGGTGGGATATTAAAAGGGACGAGAGCGGTTGCCACCGCGGCGTCAGAAATTCCAGGTGAAGGGTTATCAGCAAAAAACATTGCTCAAGGTATTGATAATACTGTGGACTCACTAAAAACTGCGATTGCAAAATATGCGGCGACAGGGGAAAAAACAGATGTTTTAGGAAATATTATGTCTAGTTTTGGAGGGTTTGTAAAAAAAGAATTAATGGATTCATTTTCAAATGTACAAGTTCAGGCGGATAAGCTAAGTGCGGAATTTCCTATGGCAACAGGTACAATAAAGGCATTCAACCAAATGATGGCAGGGACCTTACCTCCATCCTCAACAAATTCATCAATACCTCGAGGAACAGTTGGGACTAGTAGTTCACAAGTGTCAAATCAAAAATCAACAATGGACGTTAATTTAAATGTTAAAGTGGATTCTAATTCTCCAAATATTGATGCAAAACAAATGGAACAAATTTTTACAAATCCCGCATTAATGGAAAAATTAACAGTTAGTGTTAGAGATGGTATTAATAAAATGAATCCTGTTAAAAATGAACGACCTTAAAATAGATTATTAATCTATTTATTATAAAAGAAAAAAAATATGTCAAATAGTACATTATCATTTGCTTCATCATCTTCATTTAGAGATATTTTATTGGCTAAAAATTTAGCCCCATATAATGTTGTCGGAGTATATTCACCACAAGTTGGTAATTTAACTTATGAAACAGTTTTAAATGTTAGTAATGTTATTGATTCACCAAATGACTTAATTGCTAATGACCCATTTGCTGCACAATTATATCCATTAAATGAATATGGTCCTAATGGAGGTTATAACACAATAATAGATTATAATGGAGCTCCTCTTCCGGTAAATTCAAATCAGGGTGAGTATAGTCCGGATGATACTGTGTTAGATTTAGTTAATGAATTTTTTATTGATACAGCGTATATTGTAAACTATTATGGACCTGTTGGTGGATTTAGCAATTTGTTTGGGGTTACCACACAAATGTTAGCAGCACCAATACATCAACCATATGGGTCTACGTTTATACCTTCAACCTATTCTCCTTATTCAATATTATTATCAACAAATCCTACGGGTAGTGATGGTTCATTATCTCAGGATTCGTATTTAGCGAGATTAGGTGCTCTACAATTAAACGAGGCGTTTCAAGATAGGATAGCTAGACAAATTTTTATAAACACAGTTGGTCAAGTAAATTTAGAATCACTATCGGACCCATTTGAGGCTAGTTTAATTATTTCAGGACAAGAACCTTTAATTTATAGAAATTGGAAGATTACGTCACCTGAGGACCCTATTACGGCAGCCGCTGACTTAATTACAAGATTAGGTGGTGCGTATTGGCCTGTTTCACCAATTCCGGGAGATTATTTTACAGATAACACAAGAAATGGTCAAACACAACAAACATCAAACGCGTTAAACGTAGTTAATCAATTAACAGGTGGGTTTTTGGGTCCAATTTTAAATGCTAAAAGAAACCCTTCTGAAATATTTTTGGCGAACACCGGAAATGGACAAAGGTCTGTTTTATTTAGAAATCTAAATTATAATCGTTATCAACCAAGTTATAATAAAACTTTTGGTGGGTTATTAGGTGTTGGGCAAGCTATTGTTAGTTTAATAAACCCTGATAATGGAACCTTAGTTGGTGGTTATTATGTTGGTAGTAGAAATGCTGAACCATCTACAATAACTTCACCACCAAATCAAGTTCCTGTTAACGCTTTTGGACAACAAGAAGATGTTCCGGTATATGGACCATCTGAATTAGGTATTTTATTTGAGGGTAATCAAGACACTCTTAACTTTGGACTTGCGGCTAAATCATTAAGTGATGGTGGTGGTATTGATGGACAATTTGTTTGGACATCACCAAAATATAAACCAAATGCGGGATTCAAAGCGACACCCGGAGGTGGGTCAGGTTCAGCGGATTCTGAATTTAATTTAATTAGTAGCAATTACCTTAAAGACGAATCAACTAATTTTGTGTTTAAAGCAACATCAATTTTAGATGAAACTCAAAGATTAGTAAATTCTGCTGATAATGTTCAAGGAATTTCAAGACTAAAACACGTCGGTAATGCTATTAATCAAGTTAGTAAAGTGTTTCACGATGGATATAAAGAAATGACAAAAGGTTCTCAGGTTGTGTCGTATACTGACCAAACAACCGGTGGTGAGGCAGGTATTGAATATTGTAGAGTTTTTACTAAAGACACACCATATTACACATATAATGATTTACAAAAAGTAGATGGTATTACAACATCAGGAAGAAAATTTGCTAGTTCAGTATTTGACAACACATTTAATTTAAATATTTCACCAACAAGAAATCCGGGGTCGACAAATATTATTGCCGATGGACCAAATGGTATTGGTGGGTATGCTAAAAAATATATGTTCTCAATTGAGAATTTGGCTTGGAGAACATCAAGTAAACAGGGTTATACTTATGATGAATTACCTGTTTGTGAAAAAGGACCAAACGGGGGTAGAGTTATGTGGTTTCCACCATATGATATTAAATTTAACGATACAAGTAACGCTAATTGGACGGAAACTTCTTTCTTAGGTAGACCCGAACCAATCTATACATATAAAGACACTAGAAGAAGTGGAACATTAAGTTGGAAAATAATTGTTGACCACCCTTCGGTTATGAATGTTATTGTTGAGAAACAATTAAAAGGACAGAATAAAGAAAGAATTAATTCTATTATTGATTCATTTTTTGCGGGTTGTGTTAAATATGATATTTACGAATTGGCTAAAAAATTCAATACTGTCCCAACTAAAGATTTATATACTTATCAACAGATATTAAACGACCCTAATTTAGATAAAAATACCGCAAAAGAGGTTATTAGTAGTAATGAAGGAAATGCGTCGGTTGGAACGGTAACAACGCCTCGTAATAGTTCGACAAAATCAAACCCTGAGTTATCAATTGCCGATTTAAGTAAGTATAATAATTTAGGGTTCTATTTTGATAATGATGTTCCGGGACCAAATAATAAAACTGCGGAAAAACCAAACTCATCATATAAGGCGGATTATGATAATTACACTAGTACTATGAATCAAGACCAATATGTTGCGATATCAACAAATACTTTTAGTCCACCAAGTATTAATTTAAATGTTCAACCATTTTTTACTAATGTTGTTATTGACAATTTTAATCAGATTAACTCTGGTTTTGTTGAAGATGCTTTTAAAATATTAAGTGAAAAAACAGGGACTATTCAAATATTATTAACTAGTTCAGCTTCCGCTCCTGCGAGTAAAGATTACAATGTAAAATTATCCATAAGACGAAAAAATTCTGTTGTTGAATATTTACAAACAACTAAATTAAAACCATTTATTGATGTGGATAAGACACTAACGTTTCTTGATGTTAATAAAGGTGAGGGAGAAGTTGTTTCATTCCCACAATCATCGACAGGTGTTTTTGGTGCGTCAGTTAACTGTACTGACGATATTTTATCAAAAACAAATAAAGTTACTAAAGATTCTCAAAAGTATTCTGTTAGTGCAATGGCTTGTCGAAGAGTTACATTAAAAGATATAAAAGTAACGGCAACACCTGTTGATAAACCGGTAGAACCTATTATTGAGGATGTTATAATACCTCCGGTAGTGGCACCAAAACCAAAACCAAAACCAACATATCGAACAGAAAAAACAATAAAGGATGGGATTAGTAAACTAATTGTAAGAAGATTACTTTCTGAATGTGATTATTTTGATGTTGTTAAAAAAGAGGTTCCTATGTTATATGATTCTATTCAGGAAAAAATCAAATATTTTAATCCTGCGTTCCACTCTATGACACCGGAAGGATTAAACTCTCGTTTAACCTTCTTGAATCAATGTGTTCGTCCTGGTGAAACAATTCCGGTTATTGGGGATAATGGACAGATAGTTGCAAATGATGCCTTAAATACCTCCTTTGGTGCTCCACCGGTATTAGTTTTAAGGATTGGGGATTTTTATAATTGTAAAATAATACCAAAAAGTGTTGCGTTCTCATACGAACCATTAGTGTTTGATTTAAACCCTGAAGGAATTGGTATTCAACCTATGATTGCTAATGTTTCAATGAATTTTGATATTATTGGTGGTATGGGTCTTGAAAAACCTGTTGAAGAATTACAAAACGCATTATCATTCAACTACTATGCTAATACTGAAATTTATGACGAAAGAGCTAAAGCGACCGATGATAGTTGGAAAAAATTAGACAAACAATATTTCCAAGATTTAATTGATGAACAACCTACGCAAACTCAAGTTGATAATCAACAA